ACGGCTGGCATCCTACTACCGATCTTTAAGACGATTTTAAACTAACTTTGACACCCCGGAAAGACGGGGATTTTTTATATTATGAAACCAATAAATACACATGGAGGAGCCCGTAAAGGGGCAGGCAGACCTAAAGGATCAGGCAAGGGGAGAACAGTTGTTACCCGTAGCGTCTCAATGAAGCCAGAGATATGGGCTGAGATCGACAGGTTAAGAGGTAGCCAATCAAGAGGCGTCTATCTTTCTGATAAGATCCTGACATCATTGAACGTTTAAGCGTTATGGAGAAAAAGAGGAAGCGAGGAGGGCAGACAGTTTACACAGAAGAGAAGGCTGACGAGATACTTGGAAGACTGTCAGAGGGGGAATCGTTGCGCTCAATATGCAAAGACGAACACTTGCCAGCAGCTAGTTCTGTGATTGGATGGGTGATGGATGATCGCGAGGGCTTTACAGAACGATACGCCCGCGCGAGGAAGATCCAAGGCGATGTTTTGTTTGATAAGCTGATTGAGCTATCTCAGAAGGCATTTCAGAACGCAACAGGAGCGCCCGGCACAGGTGAAGCCAGCGCCAAGGTGCAAGCGATTAGGCTTGAAGTGGACGCTCTTAAATGGAGCCTGTCAAAGCTACATCCTGAGCGGTATTCTGATTTTCGTCGAAACGAGCTGACTGGAAAGGCCGGGGGGCCAATTAAACAGGAGGCATCGTTTTTGCTTACAAAGGAGGACGAGGAGAAGATCAGGCAGATTGCTGATACTCGCAACAAAATCAAGGGTGAGAGCTAAGTGGCAGCATCAGGGACAACGCTAACGCCTGCCGAGTTTGCGCTACTCAGGCTCAACATGGGCTCGCTGTACGATTGGCAAATTGAATGCCTTGAGTCAATAGGGCTACAAGAAAGCGGAGGGCTTCCTACTTCAGTAGTTGCAGCAAACGGCTCAGGCAAAACGTCTAACCTTGTTGCGCCTGCCGTGCTTTGGTTTCTAGCGCATTACCCTAAAGGTCAGGTTGTCGTCACATCGGGATCGTTTCGGCAGATTGAGAAGCAACTTTGGCCTGCCATGCGGGTATTTTCACAACATTTCCCGGAATGGTCATTCCTGCAAACTGAGTTAAAAACACCAGAAGGAGGTTTTGCGCTTGGATTCTCAACAGATCAACCGGGAAGGGCTGAGGGATGGCATCCAAAGATTAGCAAGCAAGACGACCCTGTAATGATTATTGTGGACGAGGCTAAAACCGTTCCAAATAAGATTTTTGAGGCGTTTGATCGTTGCACTAGGCTGTTCCAGTTGTGGGTATCATCTCCCGGCCCAGCAGTTGGAGAGTTTTATGAGGCGTTCCATGCAAATCGGAGTCTGTTTTGGACTCGTCAGGTTACGTCATTAGAATGCCCACACATTGACCCAGCAAAGCGAGAGCGCGATCGTAGGAAGCACGGTGAGAACTCCCCTCTGTATCGGTCAATGCACCTTGCAGAGTTTACAGAGGACGAAGAGAGGCTAGTGATCACGGCGTCAAACCTCAGAGAAGCGATCGACACGCAAGCGCCTAAGATCTACGGCGGCGAAAAAGTTGCGTTCTTTGATTTTGCAGCGGGACGTGATGAAAACGTCTTTTATATGAGAAAGGGCAATATTGTCGAACTGGTAGACGCTTGGACAGATACCGACACAGTGCAGGCAGTGCGGAAGTTTATGCGACTAGCCAAGCAGCAAGGGCTTGCAGGAAGTCAATGCTGGGGGGATGCTGATGGACTAGGTAAGCCAATGGTCGATTTGTTTGCGGATGAAGGGTTTCCGATCAACGCATTTCATGGGGGACTTCCGGCCAAGGACTCACAGAACTACGCTAACTTAATCTCAGAAGTCTGGATACAGGGGGCGCGCAAGATTGAGAGGGGTAAAATACACATGGTTTCTAATAATGGCGAAGGGATTGACCCGGCAACGTTCAAGCAAATTACAAGCCGATTCATTGAATGGGACGACCGGGGTAAGCTTCGCATTGAGTCCAAGAAGAAGATGGCAGCTAGGGGGCTAAGATCGCCAGATAGAGGGGACGCGCTACTTGGTTGCATTATTTGCGGCGCATCATTGACCGGATCACTGACTGATGACGTATTGAATAGAAGCGAATCAGGATCATCTAGGTTTTCAGTCAATCATGTATCGTTCTAGGGGGACCACATGAAACAAGTGATCTTGCCCTCAAATGGTGATTGCATCCGAGTATGCCAATTAGCACCGATACCACTCCAGTTGTCAAAAAATTGCAGTCTGGCAAAGAATACGCCATTCAAGCAACTGGCGGCTCTCTCAACGTCCAAGTTGTTAGAAATGGCTCGCTTTACTCTGAAGGATCAGTTGCGGACGGCGAGCGTCTTAGATTGTGTATTGCCCATGATAACAGTGAGGTTGATGTCACTTTTACACCTTCAGCCTCTGGAGTCGATTGGGCGGTTACAGTTGTAAGAGTTGAAGACAACTAAAATACTCCCATAATGTTTAGATTCTCAGAAAAGTCTGGCGTTCATGGGTTTTCTGGACTTCACGGGACAAGTGGTGTTTATGGAAATTCTGGCCTTTATAAAGTAAGCGGGTTTAATCCATTAGACCTTGATCCTTACCTATTATTTGACGCTGAGACGTCAATGCTGGGAACGCTTGAAGCATTCACACTTGACCTAGACCCGGCTAATCCATCGACCCTCGACGTTATCACGGCGACCCGCGCAGGAACCGCCACGTTCACCGATGCCAATGGAGTCATACAGTCAGCCAGTCCCAACACGGTGCGCGTTGACCACGTTGATGGAGTGCCAATGATTCTGGTGGAGCCGAGTGCGACTAACTTGGTGCCAAACTCATCAAGTTTTGAAAACGTCAACGGCTCTGTTCAAACAACAGGTTTTGAAGCTCCTGATGGGAGCAATGACGCTGTTAAAATAAGCAATATTAACGGAGCTACAGACCCCATGGTAGCTTGGTCATCACTTGCTACTTTAAGTCCTAGCACTCAATACAGTGGTTCTATCTTTGTTAAAGGAAGCGCAGGAGAGTCAATTAGATTTTATTTAAGGAGGGCGTTTGGTGGTGCAATGGCAAACTCACCGTTTCTAAATGTCGTTTTGACCGGTTCTTGGCAGAGCGTTGAGATAGGTTCAATGACGACAGCCTCTGACAATAATAACGGCAGAGTTTTCATATTCCAAGCTTCTTCTGGAACGCCCGCTGATGAAGTTTACCTATGGGGCGCACAGCTAGAAGCCGGAAGCGTTTCCACAAGTGTCATCCCGACATCGGGCGGTGACGCCGCAGCAAGAACGCGCGCCGCTGACGACCTTGTAATTTCCGGCAGTGCCTTCACGGACTTCTTTAATGCAACTGAGGGGACTACCTATGTAGAAACAGCACCTAAGACTACAACCAATATCCCACACATTTTTGAGTATCACAATTCTTCTGATGCGAACGCTAATCGGATGGGTATTTACCTGCCCAGCGTAAGCTTAAATGCATTCGTCAGGTCTTCGGGTGTGACTACAGCTTCTCTTACAGTAGGAAATATTAATTTAAATCAATTAAACAGGGTGGCAATAAGCTATAAAGTTAATGATATTTCAGGCTCAATCAACGGCGGTTCATATGACAATCCAGACACAAGCGCGGCTTTACCTAGCGGTCTTGATAAGTTGCACATTGGAAACGTTTATAATTTTAATTTTCCACTCAACGGCCACATCAAGCGTCTCATCTACTGGCCATACCATAGTGATAGCCTGTAATTAATAATATATATTTCAACAAATGGCACTCAATCTTTCCACACTGACCAACCCAGCGACATCAGGCGGCATTCTCGCTGAGGCGTTAACAACGGCTGACTTCTTGGACCCCGTGCCGATTTTAAAGAATCTTGCTAGGGGTTCACAAAAAGGCGGTGACGCAAAGCAGACGACTGCGCTGAACCAGCCTAAAGCGTTGCCGCTGGACGCCAATGGTAAAGGCTATTGTTATCTTCCGGTCACCACTGGGAACGCTCCGGCTGTTAACTTTCCGACTATTGGAGCTAGCGATGATTTTGTGTTGGAGATGAAGGTTTATATTGTTGAGACAAATGGGTGCTATCTGGTGACAGGGGGCAATTCAGCAAGCCGCTTTTTTGTGACTGACTCCTTGTTTTTATTTAGCAGCACAACGAGCGCGGCATTGTCTTCAGCGTTATCGGAAGGCCCCAGCACGATTAGAATAGAAAGGACTTCTGGCAGCATCTCGCTTTATCAAAACAACGTGCTTAAAAGCACTCCAACAGCAGACTCAGCTACTTACTCATTCACACATTTATCTTTCAATGGGCAATTTTCTTCGGGCATTCCCCCGCTCAACGGCTACATCCAGACCTGCACGTTATCTATCGGCGGCACTGAGCAACTCAACATCGACTTCACGGCCACCAACGTCCGCCACGGTGACACCAAGTTTAGATGTGCGACTGGTCAGATTGTTACCATAAACCAAGACTCAAGCTCATCTAACGATGTGGCCACGATTATTAAGAAGCCGGTGTTACGCTTCGACGGTGCTGATGACTTCATGAAGGGAGTGTTTGGCCAGACAATTAATGGTGGTTATATGTTTATGGCCTTTAGTGTGCTTGGTAATGGTGGTGACCCAAGCGGCAGAGTGTTCAGTATTAATTCAACAGGTATTACGGATTCTGGTTCAAGAAGTGCGATTTTTAGCAACACAGAAGGAACCAGAACAAATTTACAATCATTTTACAACGGCACCCCCTTAAATATACAGAGTAACCTGTTCGACGATTCAAACGGCAATATATTGCATGAAGCTTTGATAAAAAACGGGAGCCAAAAAGGTGGAGTCAATAACGCAAACTTTTTAAATAGTACTCTTTCAACTACTATTGAATCTGAAGAATTTAATATTTCATGTAATCCGACGGCTGTTAGTGCGCGGAACACCGCCATAGACCTCGAATACCTCGCACTCTTCCCTGCGACCATCACCGACGCACAAGCAGACTCAGTTCGTAATTATATTAATAAGCGCAACAACGTGTTCGACAACGACCCGAACCTCTTGGAGTTTGAACCCGCAGCCGCCTACAGTCTCCGTTCGTTCGACGCTAATGCTGACCCGAATGTTGTTAATGTTCGACGGAGTTCCGACAACGCAACGAGCGACTTCAAGGCATCAGAGGTTAGCGATGGGACGCTTACGAGTTGGGTGAATACTGAGTATGACCTTGTGACACCTACGCTTAACAACGGCGGCTTTGAGGGCGGTCTCACAGGGTGGTCAACAGGGGGAGCAGTGTTAGACACTTCGGTCGCTTATGCTGGAAACAACTCGGCTAGATTTGATATTGTCGCAGGCGGCTACAAAGAACTAACTAAACCTGTCCTTGAAATCGGGAAACAATATAAAGTCACATTTTACGCTAAAGTGTCCGACTCATCTGCAAAAGTTCGTGCTGATTTTGGTAGTGGCACCTTAAATACTGTAAATTTTAGCTCAACCGCTTGGGAATACAAAGAAATCACTGGAGTCGCAAGCGGTAGTACTTCTTTTAGATTCGCTAGAGATGGTGGGTCACCTGTCTCAGATTTTACAGTCAACTTCGACAACGTAAAACTTACTCAGCTCACAGCAGACGGCCACGTCACAACATGGTATGACCAGAGTTCAAACGGACGAGATAGCGAACAGTTAACGGCATCAAGCCAGCCTAAGATTGTTTCTGGTGGCACGCTGGTAACTGACGGCGCAGGCAATGCAGCAATCGTTGGTGACGGCGTAGATGACACTCTTGTTCACCCAACGCTGACCAATGAGTTAGACAGTTCTGACTTTTTCATCACTGCCGCCTATGAAAATGAGGTTGCTTTGGGAATCACCGGTGCAGTCCCAAGGCTCTATCTTACGAGCTCTTCGATGTCGTATAATACACTAGGGACTGTTCCTTATACTACTCAATCAGGGCGTAATGTAATTTCGTTTGAAGTATCGGGCAGCACGCAAGAAGTCTTCGGGAATGGAACCTCATTGGGAACCGCATCAGAAACGCAAATTGATTTAGGTCAAAGCATGTTCAATGTCTTGCAGGGTGGTTCAACGTTTTCAGACGGACCGCTAATGGAGGTCATTGTTTACAATAAAGCTATCTCAACAGCTGACCGATTGTCTTTTGAGAATGGAATCAATAAGTATTACAACATTTTCTAAATACCATGTTTTACACTTCAAAAGACCGAGACATCCTCGACGCTTACAACGATAAGGTAGTCGCTGGTGAAAACTATGACGGCATTACTACCGTTCGCTGGGCTGATGTTATTGAGCATCAAGACGGTGGCCAGTGGGCAATCATTAAGCATCCGGGCTATGCGCTCATCGACGGCGAAGAAGATGCGCCAACCGTTGACTCAATCGCTGACTTCTTTTCAAATTTAGACGAGCTTAATTAATGGACCCTGACGCACCACTTACAGACATTGAGCAATCCCGAGCCGACACTGGCTTTAGATACTATGTCGTCCAACCTGACGAACTCTACACGGGACTTGTTGCAGCCGTAGACGCTGACCGAGGATACCCGACCCCGAACACCTTGACGGGCCTACCTCCTGTAGAAAACCTTGCAGAAGCCACTGACGGCAGCGGGCGATTGATTGCAATTGATTGTTGGAGATTTACCGCAAACGATGACGCGCTGCTTGACGGCGTTGATGGCGTGCAGGAGTTGACGCAACTGGAGTTTTTAGCAATTAAGCCTGAGCCACTAAAAGAACTTTAAAATGCACCAACACCTCACGCATCCTGTAACCGGAATGATTGCCTCAAGTTGGTCGGCTTTAAGCGCGTATTTTAATCACTTTGAAACCGGGATTGGTTTTGTATCAGCGGTGATAGGTTTAATTATTGGGGTTTTGTCCCTCCTCAACACTTGGGACAACTTTAAACAACGAAGGAAAAACAAATGATTGAATATATTACAGAAAACAAAGACCAGCTTTTCGGAGTTGTTACAGCAGTAATCGCAGCAGCTTCTGCAATTGCCGCTTTGACTCCTACCCCTAAAGATGACGGGTTCATCAAGAAGATATACAAAGTAATTGATTTCTTGGCTCTCAATGTCTTTAATGCCAAGAAGTGATCAAGCTGCTTACTGTTGCTTTACAAAGCTGGATTTGCCTTGTTAAGCTTAAAGAAAGAAAGCTTGTTTATGATATTGAAGACGAAATTGATCGGCTTGCCGCTGATGGCTCTCCTGCTGCAAAGTTGCGGATCGAGCGCCTCAGTAGGAGGCTCAAAGCTGAACGAGAGCGCCCTTTACGATCCTCCAACGATCACGTTAATTAAAGGACAGTTTTATCAGTTTGAAGAGGGGATCTTGCCGGGTCGGGGGCAAAAGTTTCATAATGATTACAGCTATAGACGCGCTATCATCATAGGTAAATGAAACCGAGCCAAATACTTGACAAGATCCTTGAGTTAATTACTGCCTACAAGGTAGCGATTGCGGCAAAGCGCAAGAAAGGCAAGAAGTTAAAGCGTGTTGCTATCTGCGTAGGTCATAGCCGCATTGGTGACAAAGGGGCGTTGTCTGTCGGCGGCATAGATGAATGGCGGTATAATAAAAAGATCGCAGACCTATTGCAAAACCACTTGCGCCACCAAGGAATCCAGTCTGTTGTGTTTGATGACTACCCATCAGAGAGCTACAGCCGTGCGATGGACTGGCTTGGTCAAAGTGTAAGCAAAGAGAAATGTGATATTGCGATTGAGTTGCATTTCAATAGCTACTCAAGCACGAAAGCAGAGGGATATGAATACCTGTATTATCACGCCAGTAATAACGGCAGAAGATTAGCTGAGTGTTTCCGCAAAGCCCAATCTGAAACCTTTAAGGTGCAGAAAGACCGGGGGATCAAGCCAATTGAGGCTGATGGCCGAGGAGCTGGATTTTTGCGATCTGTTGCGCCTCCCGCTATAATCTGTGAACCGTTTTTTGGCAGTAGTCCAAAAGAATGGATACTAATGGAGACCAAACACAGTTTATTAGCTGACGTTTATGCGCGCGCTATTGTTGATTACTTTGATGGCCTCCAATAACCCTTTATAACGCGATGAGAGCAATCAGCCGTGTCGTTAGCAACGTTGTCAATCACTGCAACAAACTGATTGATCATCTCTGCAATATAACGACCTTTCGGCAAATCAGCGACTTTCGTGCTTTCTCCTTTAACCCTTGGAATCTTGACATATTGCCAGCCCAAACTCCTCAAGGCACTCTCAAAATCTTGCTTATAAACTCCCTTAGCAATTGCACGGCTTTGCATTTCTCCAAATGCTGAAGCCTCTTTGCATATCTTCCTAGCCTTTACATAGTTAATCTGGCAAGCGATTGCCATAGCTCTGACACACGAATCGTTGGTATTGTAAAACCCACAAGCTTGCCTTCCTCCATCGTTAAATTTAAAATGTTTCATATCGTTGTAATAATAGGAAACGGGGACCACATCCCAGACGCGACCGCTTGGGCTCTGTCTGACATCGTTTTTCGATGAACTATGGATCGCTCATTAGGGCCGCATTTCCTTCTCGACGTGATAAAAGCAAAGTTGTTGAAGCAAAAGAAAATACTATCGAAAGTGGTGATTTTGATCCTATTGTTGCACCTAAAGCTCAGGACAGATTGCTTGAGCTGATTGAGCGGGAACAGCTACCCGGTGACGTTAGAGATACCCTAGCAGGCGCTCTGACAGGTGATTTGCAGCGTCAACAGCTTTTATTTCAAGCCATGATCGACACATGGCCGCGCTTGCAGAAGAATCTGTCTGAGGTATTTCGGGAGGTTAAAAAAGCGCCTTGGTCATTCGATCCATATTGTGAGCGAGGCGAAGAGCCCGAAGAATCTGCAATTGAAAAAGCGGCACTAGCAGAGAAATCGCTGCAAAACATGACGCCAAGGCACGCATATGGTGAGCGAGGCAACAAAGGATTGATTGAGGATTTAGCATTCGGTTATTTTTCAGGGCATCAAGTGGTCGAGTTGCGTTGGAGTCAGAAATATGATTCTATTTGCCCAAGAGCCGCAAAGGTTTGCCCTCCAAGGTTTTACGGCTACCCAATTGAGACTGAAGGGGAAGATCGTTTAATGTTTTCGCCAGACGGTCAATATTACGGCACAAACTACGTTGATTTTCCTGAGCATCGCTTTCTCTTAGCCGTAAACTCAGGCCATCCGGGGCATCAATCAATTGCCGCCCCTCTCAGGGCTCTCACTGGCTACTGGCTTGCCGCAACCTTTGGCTTGAAGTGGTTGTTGCAGTTCTCTCAGCTTTACGGCGTCCCATTTCGTTGGGCAAACTATTCTGACCCGAATGACAAAGCAAAAGTCTGCTCAATGCTTGAGACTATTGGATCGTCAGGATGGGGTGCGTTCCCAGAAAACACCAAGCTCAATTTTGTAGACGCAAGCAAATCAGCCTCGTCACTCCCACAAAAGGAATTGATTGAAATGGCGGATCGGCAGTGTGATACCTTTATTCTTGGTCAAACGTTAACGACTGACGTAGGTAGCAGCGGGAGCCGAGCACTTGGCGAAGTTCACGAAGGAGTTAGATCTGGCGTGATTGAAGGAGTTGCTGATTTTGTCGCTGACATATTGAACGAGCAAATGTTGCCGTCTTTAATTCACCTCAACTATGGTGAGGCAAGCGAGATTCCTACAATCAGAGCAGACTTTGAGCGTTCACGAAACGAGAAGGAAATGGCCGAGCGCGATCGCGTTCTATTTAAAGACATGGGCTTACCAGTCGAGAAATCATGGTTGCACGAACGCCATAGAGTCCCAGCACCAGACCCAGAGTCTGACGATCTATTTCAGCCGAGCCCGGATGGTGCTCAAGGAGAACTTGAGACAGAGGCTTCGTTGGCTTCCCATGAAACAGAGGGACGGCTGGAAACTCTTCCTGTGCAAGTGAAAGCCAGAGAAGAGGACTTTTCGACGACTATCGACAAACTAAGCGCAAACGTCCTTGAGGATCTTACTGGTGTAACTCAGGAATGGGTAAAGCCTGTAAAACCGTTCTTTGATCGCCTTGCTGCTTTAGCAATGTCTAAAAATGTGACTGATGAGGACTTTACTAAGGCACTAATTGAGGCACAGAACCAGCTTCCTGAGTTGTTTGATTCGTTGAACGTTGAAGTGTTGCAAGACTCTCTTGATGCAGCAATCGGCACAGCAATGCTTGCCGGGAGCGTCGAACGCTACGAAAAAAATGATTGATGTCGGTGTAGATGTAACGGACAACGCAAGCCCGGCACTAAAAAAAATGATTGCCTTACTAGATGGTAGGGAAATCTCTGAGTTAAATGAGGTTGGGGCAAGATCCGCAACAAGTGCTTCAATTGATTACCATAGAGGCTTTAACAGTGAAAACGGCTGGAGAGGATCAAACTATCTAGCGGGACCGGGGCGCAGATCGGGAGATTTTGCGCAAAATATAACTTTAGGATGGAATTTTGTCAGCTCTAGCAAACAAGGCGCAACGATTCGCAACAGTGCGCCATTTTACGCCCATAAAGTCACAGGCGGGACTATTACGCCTAAAAGGGCTAAAGCTTTAACGATTCCAATGGTTTCTGAAGCAGTCGGCAGAAGAGCGCGAGACTATCAATCAGCAACTGGGAATTTACTTTTTCGCGTAATGGGTAAAAAGGCACTGTTTGAGAAAACAGAAGGCGGTGGCATTCGTGCAGTTTATGCGCTCGTCAAACAGGTAACGCAAAAACCTTGGCCCGGAGCACTACCCGATAGAGACTTGTTAGAAGACTCATTCACTAAAGGATGGATGGGCGCATTTGCTGACAAAATTGAATCATTATGATCACTAAACCACTTCCATTTGAGCAAGCTGTAAAGATGCTTGAGCGGCGGGCTGTTGTCCCGGCATCTCAATGGAATCCTGATCTTTGGCGAGGCTTCGAGAAAGAGGTCAATCAGAGATCATTCTTTTCGGCTAACGTCGAAAATATGCGGTTCCTTAACCGTGCAAAGAAATTTATTTTAGACACTTTAGACCTAGCAACCAAGGAAGTCATTGACCCAAAGGGTAAAACTGTGCGGATGTTGAGCGGAGGTGACCGGGCTACATTTGTGCGAAGAATGCGCGAATTTATGGTTCAAGAGTCAATGGTTTCCGGCGAAGAAGAATTCTTTGATGTAGATCAAAAAGAAATCACTGATTTGCGTTCTGAGAACCGTTTAAGGCTTATCTATGAAACCAACCTGAGACAAGCTTACGGCTTTGGACAATGGAAGCAGGGGCAATCCCCGGCAATTCTAAAAAGGTTTCCCGCTCAAAGATTTGTTCGCGATCGGATTGTCAGAGTCAAAAGGCCGCGCCACGCTCTAAGTGAGGGAGAAGTCAGGCTGAAATCAGACATTGAGTATTGGGGCAACTACCAGAACGATCCTAAAATTGGAGGCTTTGGCGTCCCTTGGGCTCCATTTGGATTTAACAGCGGGATGGGCTTACAAGACGTTGATAGGGAGGAGGCTATTGCTCTCGGTCTACCAGTCGAAGAGATTAAGCCAGACACAAAACGAGGTCTAAACTCAAAACTTGGGGCTCTTGTAAAAACTGCTGATCCTGATCTAAAACGCAAGCTATTGCTAAAGCTGCGAGGATATGAAGCGCCAGACGCCGCCGAGAGAGGGCGCAGAGCTGCGCAAGGTTTACAGGTTGAGGATAAAGGGGACACTATCCAACTAATCACAGAAGACGAACCAGCCTCTGGAGGAAGTAACTTTGCTGACAAGCTAGTAAGCAAAAAAGGAGTTACTAAAAGAGTTGAGGCTATTAAACAAAGAACGTTAAAGGCAATCGAGAAAGTTCATGGTGATGGCCCTTTAGAACAAATAGAATTTATTCAAACAAGATCAAAAAGATATAGAGGTAAATACACTTACCTAAAGTCTGGAGAAGCTTTAGAAATTCAGTTGAGTGGTATTTCTGGAACTGAAATTACTACAGCGCATGAAATAGGCCATTGGATTGATCACCAAGCGTTTAACCCAAAAGATCACAAATATGACGCAAAAGAATTTTTTAAGTTATTTGGTGATATTAAAGATTACAAATTAAGAAGCTCATGGGGATCATATGGGCCGGAATTTGCTGAATTTAGAAAAGCTTATGTAGAATCCGAAGGATATTCTAGAATTGAACAAGCAACAGCCCCTAGAGGATACAAAAAATACTTATTGTCTATGCATGAAGGTTGGGCTAGGGCTTATTCTCAATGGATTGCAGAACAAAGCGGCGACGAAGTAATGATTGCAGAAGCCAGAATGAGAAACGATAAAGAGCTTGGTCATTGGAGCGATGAGGATTTTGCGCCCATATCAAAGGCAATTACAAACATATTCACTAAACGAGGATGGATGAGGAAGAGTTAGATAAGGCAATGACTAAAATCTATGATGACTTTTTTGCTAAAGTCATCGATTTTGAGGCTGCTGTTGATAAGCTTGTCGATTTAGGAGTATCTGAGGAAGATGCTAGATCTGGTCTAGCTTCTATGATGACTATCAACTTCACTATCATTGATGATTTAGAATCGGGGACCAGATAAGAGGGTCGCCAGTAAAGAGCTTTTAGCCATTGTCTAATGAAATGCTGATTTGCGCTCTTGATTACTCTTTGCCCGAAGAAGGCCAAGTTGCCTCAATCGTTTACATTCCAGAGGGATCTCACACAATTACGCCAAGCGTTAACGGAAAGCCCAAAAACGTTGAGATTAAAATGGAAGCCTATAACGGCGAAGAAGTTGCCGCAACGTTCCAGAAAGACCTAGAGCAAAGGCTTGCGGCTAACGTGCGCCCGGTGTTTGATTTCGATCACAACGACAAAGGCCCAGCCTCTGCGCTACCAAAACGCTTTTATTACGTTCAAGGTGAGGGTCTGATGGCAGAGATTGAATGGACTGGCGCAGGCCGCAAAGCAGTCGAATCAAAAGACTATTCGTATTTCTCCCCTACCTTCTTGCTTGGCAAGGATGGAGTGCCTGCCGGGTTACCAAAACGGGGACCACTAGGGGCGCTGGTCAACGAACCAGCCTTCCGAGAGATTCCTCGTATAGCTGCGTCCGAACAGGAAGCGGAAATCACTGATACAAGTAAAAAAATGTCTGATCTTATTTTTGCCGCTCTTTCAATTGAGCCGGAAACCAAAACCGCCGAAACCGCCGAGGCCGCCGCTGTTGCCGCCATCGAAGCCCTCAAGAGTGACGCCGAGACCGCTAAGGCTTCTCTTGCAGAAATCACAGAAGAGCGCGACGAGCTTCAAGCTAAAGCTGCCGAAGCTAACAAGTCCCGCGCTGAGTCACTTGTCAAAGCTGCCGTCTCTGAAGGCCGCATTGCTCCAAAGGATGAGGACACCAAAACCAAGTTTATCGAAAAGATTGAAGCAGGGGATGACTTTGCTGAAGAGATTCTTTCCAAGTTGCCAAAAATTCACGCTGGACTCGAAGAGCCAATTGTAAAAGCAAGCGGAGAAAAGACTGGCAGCTCAGAAGTCAGAATTGAAGCCGCTATGGCAAAAGCTTCTGATCAATGTGGCGAAAACGCTTCTTTCGATGTCAAATGGGAGCTTGCTGCTCAAATCGATCCCGAAGCCTTTGGCCTCTAAACTCTATTTAAGAACTAAAACTAAAAAATATTATGCCCCTTGCAAATGATGGCCCTGTGTTGGCCTTTGATAACGGAGCTTCTGCAATTGCCCAAGGCAAAGTTGTGAAGCTTGCCGCTTCTGGCGCTGACGCTGGAAAAACTGTTGTAACCGCTGCGACTACTGATGTGGCTTTTGGAGTAATTACAGAAGATTCTTCAGGAGGCGGTCAAGCGCACGTTGCTGTTGCCGGATCTGGCGCTATTGTGTTAGTAGAAGCTAGCGCCGCTATCGCACTTGGAGCGGTTGTATCTCCGACAACAAACGGTCGCGCTGTTACAGCAACAAGCGGAAAAGCTTCTTTCGGGGTTGCTCTTGAAGCAGCAGCGGCAGACGGCGCTTTAATCAAAGTTGTTCTCGCCCCAAGTGCTCGCGTCATCTAATCCTTAAAGCTAAAATCTGACTAAATAAAAAAATGGCTACTTCCGCAAATATCTCAGTCTTAAACCAGTTCGCTAAAGGACTTTTCCAAGACACCTCCAGCCCGGTCGCTGATTTCCTCGCCCCAGTCGTTCCAACAGGAGCCGCTGAGTTTTCAATCATCGATTACGGACAACGCTCCGGCTTCCAGACTCCAGATGCACGCCGCGCAATCGGTGGTGACTCTTCCGCTGTTGTAACTGACGGTGAGCGCATCAACGTGAGCCTTCAGCCTTACGCTCTGCATGACATGATCGACAATCACGAGCTTGACCGCGCCACCACTGGCGAAGGTTCTCGCATCCTTCGTGAGGCTCGCGTCCGCAACCTTGTTTCTCAAGCTGGCAACTCTCGCCTCAATGAGACCCTCACCACTCTGCGCGCTGGCGTTTCTGCTGCTGCTCAGACTTGGGGATCTTCCACTGACGTGATTAGCGCAATTGATGAGAAGATGAAAGAGATCGCTGACTCAATTGGTCTTCTGCCTAACCGTGTTGTCTTCAACCTTGGCGCATGGGAAGCATTCAAAAACAACTCAACTGTTATCGATCGCTATCCCGGAGCTGTAACCGCCGCTCCTCAGATTGGTGGAATTGGATCTCTCTTCTTAAACCCAGACACTAAGTGCATGATGTCCACGTCTGTGTTTGATACTAAGATTCGCCAGACCAGTGCAAAAGCTAACGCTCTTACCTCTGACGTTTGGATCTACTACTCAAGCGAGTCGGTTGATATGTTCGACCCTTCTGCATTCAAGACCTTCCGGGTGCGTAACAATCCATTTGGTGGTGTTCGCGTTGTCCAGAAAGACTTTGGTGAGAAAGTAATCACTGAGTGGACTGAAGCCGCATTCGTTAACAACGTTGCCGCTGCAAAGCGTCTTGACATCACTGTTTCTTAACATTGGTTTTGATTCTTTACCCTCTTCCTGTAGTTGTGTGCAGGAAGGGGGTTTTTTTTGATTGCCACACAATAAAAATCATGTCTAATCTCTTCTGTCTTCTCTGGATCTGTGTTCATAGTAGTGTGTAGTAATAACGGAAGCCCTCGGCCTTAATTGGTCGGGGGTTTTTGTTAACTACTGGATGAGTGTTTTTTATTATGGCCATTCCTAAATCAGTAACAATTGCGGGCCATAGAATTGCCATCAAAAGGCAGACGCTGGATGATTGTTATGGTCAATACAGGCACGACGAGCGCATCATTTTACTGAATTCCTGCATTACTGGAAAGGAGTTAGCCTTAACCTTGCGGCACGAAATGGTTGAAGCCTCGCTGCTGCTCTCTGGAGTTGGTTGGTGTGACAGGTATGAACAAGAGGCCGTTGTCCGGTGCATGGATGAGGTCTTTTTCCCGGCTTGGGAAAGGACGAGCAAAAAACTAAAATTATGAAGGTTCCAAGATTAAGACTCAGTGAAAACGAATATTCTTTAATAAAGAAGCTGAGAGAAAAAGGTGTTGCAACCGAGCTTGTCAATCAATGCGACGAGGCCGGGCTACCGTTGTCTAACGTAAAACATTTCTGGTACAAGAGTGAGAAGTTTTCGATCTTTAGCAAGACAGACGGGTTACAGCTAGAAGACGTATTCGATCCCATCATCAAGGACGTTCAAAGGTATTCGCCAAAAATGCGCAAAATTAAGCGCGCAAAGGTCAAAAACCCGCACTGTTTGATTTTAGATCCGGCTGATATTCATGTCGGTAAGTATGCGACCAACTCCGAGGCCGGGGAATCCTACGACATCAAGAAAGCGGTCTCAATCGTAGACACCGGGATTGACTCGCTAATCCAGAAAGCAAGCGGCTTCCCATTGGATAAGATTATCTTTGTGATCGGCAATGATTGCTTGCACATAGATAGCCCTAGAAACACCACTACGGCAGGCACAGGAGTCGATGTTAGTGGAAGCTGGCACGAGGCTTTCTTGGCCGCTAAGGATATGTATGTGCGCGCAATTGAGAAGTGCCTCCCTTTGGCTGATGTGGAAATTATTTTTTGCCCATCAAATCACGATTTCATGAGTGGTTTTATGCTCGCCCACACAATTAAAGCATACTTTCGCAAAAGCAAAAATATCACCTTTGACGTTTCAATCGCTCATCGCAAATACACGGCTTACGGCAAGAACCTTTTATCATTTAGCCACGGCGATGGAGCGCGCATGGAAAACACGCCGCTTCTGATGGCGACCGAACGCCCGGAGATGTGGAGCAATAGCGTTCATCGATATATTTATCTGCATCACATTCACCACAAACAAACGGCGAAGTTCATGATTTCTGGAAAAGATCTAATTGGGGTCACTTGCGAATACTTGCGCAGCCCGTCAGCGAGTGACGCATGGCACGCCAAGTCTGGCTACCGAAGCCCTAAAGCGGTCGAGGCGTTTGTGCATTCATATGATCACGGTCAGGTTGCTAGGCTGACACATTTTATTGAGCCGGATGCTAAGGTCTGCAAATGCGGAGCGCATCTATATAACAATTACACGCACGG